TATCCGCAGATCGTTGCAAAGTATCCAAGATACGTTGAACAACTCTTTGAACGAAGACGAATACTTGAGTTACCCCCATTACAGACCTTTGTACCGAGAGATGGCTGGCAATCGCAACTTTTTGAATCCCTGGCAGAGACGCCGTCAGAGCGCCAGGTATTTTGGTTTTATGATGCCACGGGAGGAACCGGCAAGTCCTACTTCGCGGCTCAGTACCCGGGGTCGTACATCATCACGGGAGGAAAGATGGCCGACATCTACTACGCCTATCGATTTGAACGAGTGGTCTTTTTCGACTGGCCGAGAGACGCAGAGGACCGCGTTCCCTACTCCGCCATCGAGTCCTTCAAGAACGGATACTTCCTGAGTACCAAGTACGAAGTCAAGAGAGTCAGATTTGAAAGACCCCACGTTGTTGTTTTTTCTAATTTTATGCCAGATACTACTAAACTTAGTTTAGACAGATGGATAATAAATACAATTTAGTTTTTGTGAGCTTCCACCTTGGCTTACCACAACATTTAAACGGCCCCCCCCGGTGACGGGGGGTTGGGGGGGCATTTAGGCGCCTGGCCGGCCGAGGCCTTTAGAAAGGGTTTTGGTTTTTTAGAGTTTTTTAGAGTTTTATTAAAATTCTTGCCAATGACTTAAAGCCATATTTTGAGGCTTCTGGAAACCAGCTTCTTGTCTCCATCTAATTTCTTTTGTCCAAGTAAATTTAACAGGAGCGCTGTTATGGTCGATATTAGGACAAGGACCTCCTCCAATAATAAACAAAAATTCAGTTGTGAAATCTTTGATAGCACATAAACTTTTTGCTTTTCGTCCATCATACCATCCTTTTTTACCATGGAATGTTAATATTTTAGATTCATTTGGTTCTAGGATGATACGTGTCGCTGTATCCGGAGCCCAATATTTGGAAAAATTGGGGATATCATACGGCGTCATCTGAGGCATATCAATATTGCATTTTGTTGAAGCAACAGTATCGTAAGTAAAGTTTTCTTTGTTGACACATTCAACATAGGATAGTTCTGCACTGCGATGCGGACTTGTAAATGAATAATTGCCTTTTGCGACTAGTTCGTAAATATCTACACATTGGGCTTGTGTAGTAGAGGAGTTACGTAGCGTCATAGTGTATATAATTTTGGATATCCAAACTTTACCACTTTGCGCCCACGTTCTTGCTACAATTGCATTATTTGTAGTTAAGCCGGATAATGTTTCAACTTGACCATTTTGGTCGCCGGCTGTTGTATAAAGGAATAGTTCGTTGTTTTGATAATCCAATAATTTAAAACAATCACGCAATACTTCCTGACCAGTATCTGGTCGAATGGATCCATAACCAAATCCATGAGCCATACTGCCACCACTCCAAGTAGCACGTTGAATCATTTTATCATTCCACGCTGCTGATAATTTATTCAAATCCAATGGTCCAGTACACATTTCTTTATAGATGTTGGTGGGACCTAATTTGATAATAGCCTTTTTTACTTTTTTATTAAAAGCTTTCTTTTTTCTTGCAGCTGCTCTTTGATTTTTAGACTTTTTCTTTTTATAAGTCTTCATTTTTAAGATTGCATTTGGAGTTTGTTTGTCGACAATTCGATTAGCAGGTTGTGCGTCATTGAATGCGACATTACTCCCTGCACTTGATGCAGCTGACATTGACACTGCTCGTGTTCTTGAACGTGCTGGTGTAACAAGTTCACCGACACCTATACGTGATCTTCCACGTGATCGTCCACGAGACACACTTCGTTTTCTTTTACTCATTTTATAGAGTGAATAAATGTTTGAACCAATTTGAGCGGCTTGTATAGCAGGACCAATATAGGGTAATGCTTTTCCAGCTCCAATCCAATATCTAGGAGGTACTTTCGCTATTAACTTGCTGCTCCAGGAAGCAGCTTGTGGGAACGGCGGAAGATGTGGCTGAGCAATTTTTTTCACAGCAATCCTTGGGCGGAGCTTTATAATGATCACAAAGCCTTCGGTGGAACGCGCACGTGCTGGTCACAAGCTTCCCCGCCTTTGAATATAAAAGGACGGTCCCCAAGGTGCAGTTTTAGTATTACCTGCACCTTGGAAACCTGGAAACCTATGTCCCCATCTGCCCGTTGCTATTGTTTTACTGTTAATAATCCTGATGCCAGCTCCTACCCCCAGTTCAACCACTACCTTCTCAAGTGCCTCGTCTACCAGCTCGAGCAGGGAGAGTCTGGTACGCCTCATTTGCAAGGTTATATTGAGTTTACATCACGTCGAACGCTCTCTTCTGCCAAATCCTATCCTGGACTTGAACGTGCCCATTTGGAGATCCGTCGTGGAAGCAAGACGGACGCTATTGCTTATTGTGTCAAAGATGATGGAAGAATTGACGGACCCTGGAGATTTGGAGATTTGGAGTCAGACTCTGGTAAACGCAATGATTTGAAACAGGTAGCTGATGTTGTTAGAGACGGAGCCAGTTATGATGACGTGTTTGAGGGATATCCGCAGATCGTTGCAAAGTATCCAAGATACGTTGAACAACTCTTTGAACGAAGACGAATACTTGAGTTACCCCCATTACAGACCTTTGTACCGAGAGATGGCTGGCAATCGCAACTTT